TGGTTCCATCGTGAATACCAACACGTTGATTAACTTCTTTAAATCCCGCCGATTCTAACATATCCAAGAGTTCATGAATATCCCCCTCCAAGTCGGGAGTATAAAAGTCATAATCAGGCAGTGTCTTATTTTTATCATAGAACTGTAACGATTTGGGCAGAATCGCATTAATCGCTGTCCCGCCATAGCATACACGTCCTTTCTTTCGTAGAAACTGTTCAATGATATCAAGGGCATAGAGATTTTCAGGATTGTGGGCCTTTTCATAGTCTTGGAGTTCACCCGCCTCATCTGCGTAGTTTTTCAAGGCATCAAGTTGTTTCTGGATCGTAGCTTTTTGTAAAATCTTTGATCTGTAACTTAATGAGTATGAGTCTTCTTCCATTCTACTACAAAGAAGGAGAAGTAATCTTGCCTTGATTCGCATTGAGTCTAGGGGAAGGTGCCGCAGGTGTGAAGGTGCTGGGCACAGTAAACCGAATGGGTTTCTTCTTAGGAAGCCAAGAGGACTGCTTCCAGGCAGCTACAAGTGCCTTTTCTGTATCGTCTGCGTTTACAATTGAAAGGGGAACACACTGGACACCTATAGTATTGATAACAGTCGTAAGATTCTCTAGACTAGGATTTGTTCCTGTATCACTCAGAGCGATGGACCAACGAATCCGAGTTTTATCAACCATGGTCGCAACATTTTCAGGAGGAATGGTTGAAAAATAATTTACAGTGTCAACAAGTCCTCTCGCCATTTGGTTCTGTGTTATATTTTGTGTAAGTCCAAGTGAGTTTGCGGAGTCCTTGAAGAGTCGGAGATGAACCCAAAAATCAAGATCCTCTTTGGGTGAATACGAAGGCTTGACTGTTCTAAACAAACTTGTATCTAGATTGCTAAAAATCAGAACTTTCCTTTCAATATCTCTTAGAGGGGTATAGAGCAGATCATCCTGTTTTGCCTGACGGTTATAAGAGCCTTGCGGTGTTTGTCCAAGGTGATATTGAGTGAGTGGTGCCAACTCTTTGGCGACTTGGCTACAGTAACGAAGGAATGCGGTTTGATCGGCTGTCTTGTCAGGTGCTCTTACAAAGTGAAGTATGAGAACAAGAGGATCATTGGGAGAAGGGCAGATTGAACTAAAGGCCGTATCTGACATAATCTGAGACACCTTTTCAATGCTACCCGAATTCAATGATCGTATTGTCCCACCACTATCTCTACACAAGAGGCACGGCATGTTCATCTCAGCATAGAGAGGCGGTTTCATTGACGGTTCTTCATGGTAGTCGATGCTAAGAACAAAACAACGGACTCCTGCTCTGATTAATTGAGTTACACCGTTCTTTTCATCAAAGACACCATTCACTAAAGGCCCCATAAATCCGGGCTGTGTGACCGTAAGGGGGGCGAAATTCACAAGGGCCTTCTCACTTGTTTCGACAGGCTCTATTTTCTGTAAAGTTGGCGTCCCTGTAAGAAAACTATTGAGGCTGATTCTTGGTTTATAATAAGGTGTCCAAAAAGTGTCAATTACAGATGCCTGAAGTGTCTGGATTCGCAGAACATTAGGGACAGTTGACATGACTGTTATGGTGCCTTGTATATAGATCGCAAGATGTATGACTAGACCAATAAATATCAATATCAATAGATAAAAGACTGCGGTTGATGATACTTCTGTTTGTGTTAGATTCTGTAATAATAGTATGTTAAAGAGTGAATCCATCTATTCTACAGACTACATTTAGACAATGAAACAACAGGAATTCCGAGGGACTTGGCCTTCTCGACCTTCGTGGATGTATAGCCATCCGTATCGGGCACAATCAAGAATGTTGTCTTCTTTGTGAGTGTATCACTGACGGTATATCCCTTCTGAATACAGGAGGCCTCGAACTCCTTATTGCGGAATCCAGTGAAGCAGAGGACACCCTTGGCCTCAACAGGAGTTGTTGCGACTGTCGCAGCCGCAGTTGCGACTGTCGCAGCCGCAGGAACATTCACGGTAGGAAACTCATTGGTCCTCCACTGCTCGTAGGCGGGCAGCACCTTCAAGAACTCCGTAAAGGATCCAATGGACCATGACTCAAATGCCTGACACGACATCGCATACCGTTTCCAAAGACGCCAGTCAGGCTCCACTGCGAAGAGCACCTTCAGCTTTGTCTCGCCCACAGACCGAGGCATGAGGCCACTTGAGATCATGATCTTCATCTCAGAGAGGCCCTTCTGGAACGGGGCACGTAGAGCCCTGTGAATCTTCTGCCCATTTGTCGGGCCCAATAGCTCAGACATCTTCTCAACGGAAAGGGCATACAAATCCTTCGGTCCCTTGACACCCTTCTCGACGAGCTTTGTCACCATGCCAGGTCCCATGCCCTCCACCTCCAGCGTCTTTACAAAGTGCTGAAGCCGAGGACTAACAAGATCAGCCGTCTCAATACTCTTCAGATGCGTCTCTGTTGCGTCCCAGACAAGCTCTCCTGGAGGCAGCGAGGCCGAGGCAGCAGGAACGAGGACTGCGTCAAGAGTAGGAATTACGTCTCCTGAGCGACGAATCCGAATCTTGGCCCCTGGACCAATCATCTTATCCTTAATATTCTTAGCATTGTGGCCCGTCAGAAAGGTAATATTCGCAGACCCAACAACGACAGGCTCTATTTCAATGCGAGGAATAAGATATCCTTGATAGGATGGTGCCCAGTGAACGGCCACAACCGTCGTCTCCTTACACTGATCATCTAGAACCATCTTAAACGCCTTCATATCCTTTGGCAACTCTGCGTCCTCCAGTGCCTTATACTCATCGGACTGCGTCCACGCGACAGTATTCTCTCCAACAACAATGCCATCCATATCATAATGGCACTTTCTCCGACGTCCCTCAAAGATATCAGCGAGGATATTATCATTAATTTCCTTCATGTGAATATACCACGGTGTATCAAATCCGAGCTTCATGAGCCACTGCATCTGCTGGAATCGCGGAATGCCCTCGGGTTCCATGACTTCATAGGCCAAGAAGCGAAGCTTCGCCGCTTCAGGCTGAGGAGTCTTCTGGTGAACCTGTCCATTTGTCCAGGAGCGGGCCAGAGTTCCTGGAGGAAGATCGGACGGATGAACCATGAGTTCACCCCTGATAACAACATTATTCTTTACAGTCGACAAACTAGGAGGCTTCAGACCTCGAATAAAAGGGATAAACTGACTGATGTCGACACCCATCACACCATCGCCACGCAAATACAGCTTGTTATCGGTGGCACACCACAGAAGACTGAGTCCATCAAGCTTCTCAGAGATGACATATCCATCTTCAGGATTACGCTTTGCGAAGGACTCGACAGCCCCCGTTCCAGGCTTGATCTTCTGGAGACTTGACATCTTGTAGGGCAGCTTCACAGCCCCCTTTGCCGCAGCCCCAACCTTTCTGAGAAAGGGATGGTCAGGCCTCACTTCCTCCAGCTTCTCTCTTAGCTGGTCATAAGCATGATCTGTCATGACAGGAGCCTCACTGTTGTAATAGGCATCTGCGGCACGGTTCAAAAGAGCTACGATCTCACGGATCTCTTTTGCGGACATACTCATTTTAATCCTAGTCGCTACTTTAGGGCCTCAAAGCTTCAATTTTTACGGTTTTTACGTGTTTTGCGTTCCTTCATTACAGATCGTAAATTAAATGAGGATGGTATATTCATTTCATTTAAACGCAGACCTTTTGAAAAATCAAATCCTATATTACTAGTTTCTGTATCGTTTCTGTTTCTAATTCCAATGACATCATGAAGTTTTGGTAGATCACCATTAGTAATAGTATGAATAATTATATTTTCAGATATATACATATATCCATCTTTATCTTCATTATATTCTAGTTCAAAAACATCATTATTCGCTATAGTATAATAACGAGAGCCTTTAAGAACAATAGGATAATAGGTAGATGTATAGACAGTATATTCTTTTTTCATCATACAGGATCCAAAGATCATTTCACTCCCTTCATACTCATAATAGAGTGTGAAGAGTTGTTTCCAATTGAAAGGAATAGGGCCAAAATTATCTTCATATAGAATATCAATACCTCCACATGTATAACAGCACATTGCGTGTCCTTTATTTGTATTCTCTTTGTGTATAGTTAAATAAAGAGCATTACATTCATATATGATTTCATCACTTTTTATCTCTGTAATAAATTCTAAAGATTTATCAAAAAACGTTAAACTGTATAAATAAAGAAGATATAAAATATCTTTATCACTTCCTCCTACAGTATTATTTATTTTAGCTACTTTCGCTAACTTTTCAGCTTGTATCGCATTTATTCCACCGACGTGTAACTTTCCACTTACTTTAAGAAGTCTTGTATAGATACGTTCTTCAGGAATATTTGAACTGCACGTTTCATGTATTTTTCTTCTTTGAAGCTCAGTTACATAATGACGCATAAATCGATGCTGGACAACAGTAAAGTAGTCGATCGCAGTCTTTTTAAAAGTAGACGCAAGAGTATTTTTTTCGGCACTCGATACTTTACTCAAGTCAGGATCATTGACAATATTATTTTTATCGACATGGTCCATAAATGTGTCATCAATTAGAGTCGTCGCGAGTTTTTGTTGAACAACTTCTTTAAGGCCATCGCTGAAAAGAAACAGCATCTGAATTGCGTCACTCCAGCATTGGCCCGTGTGTTGATAGAATCCTTCGCTGTCGCAGATCGCACCCTTTTGTTTAAAGGTTTGACTAAAGTTCGCAATCATGCCTTTCATTTCATCTTCAATACGTTTCATGTATTGAACATTCAATAAGTTTCGATTCCCCTTTTGGCGTATAAGGCCTCGTGTCGCCATCTATTTATGCGAAAAATAAAAGAGAAGAGCTATTGTAACAGAAATATTAAGTGTGTAGATACCAATCGCTCGATCCAATCCTTGTAAAGAGATAAGGATTCGGATGCCCCAATAAATTATGAAGACAAAAAGACTCATAAAAACATACGGAGGGGCCGATTTGCCCATCCATGCGATTGTGATGATGAGGGCCCAGAAGACAAGATTTTCGATAAAATAGAGTATTTGTGAAGGATTCATAGTGTCCTTTCCTTATTTATTAAGATAGATATTCATAGCAGCCTCATATGCCTCCATTTGATCTTCCATGGTGGTTGCTTTCTTGGCTTTATCTCTAGCCTTCGCTGATTCTTTACGGAGACGGAAGCTTGTTTTGGAGAGTCCAGACGTTGCGACCTTCGGTTCGGCCAGAACTTCTCGGAAGAAATTCGCGGATTGGGTGATAGCCCTCGACAAGGTCACAGGATCTTTTATGAGTGTAGGGGCAGCAGGAACTTTCCATTTCGGAACTTCACACAGGATTTGGGCCAGAAGTGCGAGAATATCTTTCCGCGACTTGGCTCCAATGCGTGGTTCAGATCCACGATACATATCAAGAAGAACCTGGAACTCTTCGTTCATTCGGATAAGTTTCTTGCCCATGAGCTCTTTATAGGCCTCTGCGAAGAGAACAACTATGTAATATCCAACCTCGGACTTTGACTTTCCTCGTAGGGTAGGAGGGCCTCGATCCAACGTGCTAAGCCCTGCCCCCGAATTCTCTTTTCTAAGTCGTTGGTCTTCCTCAATAAGCCATTTGATCCAGAACAATGCCTTTTCCGTTCCAGCCTCGTTACAGCATTTCAGAAGTTCACACCCAACCGTATACATAGGGAGCAAGTCGGCTGACGGTTTGTAGACTCGTTTAATGACCTCTGATTCTGTAGCTCCTGTGGCGACAGAGCGTAGCCATCCATCACGATGGGTTTCGGGACCAACTTTGGGCCACTGAATCCGAGTCTTTCGAGGTTGTTCGCGTATAACGAAGACAATCTCACTGACGCGTGTCTGAAATTCATTGCTTGACCACAAATCCTCCTCGGACAACCGGGACACAAGGGCATCTAATTCACCTACGCGTTTCTTGAGATATACGAAGATTCGAGGTGACGCGAGGCCGATATGTTCTATGATAAACTCCCAGATCGTGCGAATCCACACGTCATAGCCGCCGCTCAAGACAAGATCCGCAGAAAAATGGAGTGCCCGACCTGTTGCGATTGTTCCGCTTTCATTCAGAGCCTGTAAGAAGGCTTTGAGTGACTCTGCTGGTTTATAGCCCGCTCTCGTTCGAATTTCAATTTCGTCTTCCATTCGCCTACTCACTTGTATTTGTTACTTACAATTTTCTTGCCTCTGTTCTTACGACTGGTTCTGGGAATAAGCCCCTTGGCCTTTAAGGAGGCACGCATGGTGAATCCGATGGACTTGCCTTGCTTCCATCTTTTGAGAGCCTCACGATTCTTGCGTGTGGGCCTGTAGCCACCAACAACCTTAGTCATACAGCCGCAGCCACCACCTCCTTGTGTTCCTGTTCCTTCCACAACAGGAGCAAACTCATCTGAAACATTATTCAGAGAGTATCCCTGATTGAGAAGCTTCTGAAGTTTATTAGGCTGCCATGTGCGTTGCATTAACTCTTCTTGCATCGAGAGCCCCCCTGTTCCAGGAGTGTAGACCTCACCGATCAAGCGTGGTTGTCTGAGCTGATTTGACTTTCTTGACGCCTTTACTTTCCAAGGAGGATTTACGCTGTAAAAACGAAAGTCAGTTAAGCGTGCAGGATTTTCATCTAAAGGATCCCATGTAGCCCAATGGTCAAAGAAGGCAACGGGAATGTTTGGAGTAAACGGGTCTACACCTAACCGAAGAAAGGTTCCTTGAAAGGAAGGAATATCATTCCAGCGACCATTATTCCATCTATAGATAATCCAGTATCGTTTTCCTACTTCAAGTTCATCGGGTTCATATTCATAGGCTCTATGAGCTGTGGCCCAATTCTCAATTGTCGCCATTCTATACTATTTATCGTCTAGATTTTCTGGTTTTGTGGTAGCGACGCTTGCCACCAGCTTGAGCAATCGCACGATCTCTCGCAGAAAGAACCTCAGCCATTACGTCTTTATCCACTGACATAAGAGCCAGTTGCTTTCCTACCATATTTAGGGCATTCAGTGCGGCCGAGGCAGGAACTCCCGCAGACAGCGTCATCAACTCTCCTTTCAGCGTCTTGTCATTCCATTCGTAGTAGTTTGAAGCCATTCTATACTCTAGTTAGAATGTATCTTCCTGAGAAGTATTTTCGGAGTCTTTCAAAAACAAGGAAAGCTAAACGCAAGCAAGAAATCCGTCGATTTGGTGCCCTGTCCCACAAGAATCCCAAGGCCTATCTTGGTTTCTCGACAAACAAAGGCGTAAAAACTCGGAAGTCTTCCTACACGCAGAGATGGAATAAACTCTATCCGGGTGTTACTTCTCTCAAGGACAAGGCAAAACTCACAGGAGTTCCTTTGGACCTGATCCAGAAGTGCTACGACAGAGGAATGGCCGCATGGAGAACAGGACATCGCCCTGGAGCCACACAACAGCAATGGGGATACGCACGTGTCAGTAGTCTCTTGTTGGGCGGAAAAACCGCAAAAACAACAGATTCTGATTTAGTAAGGGAGGCCATTCGACGATCAGCCAAGGCAAAAGAATGGTATAAGTAGATGGAAGAACTTAAGAAGTGTTCGATATATTTCTTCTTGCGTATTCTTAAAGAAGATGGTGTTTTTAATGATCCCGATACGTTAAAACCGTATCCTATCATGGAAGAGCATATAAATATATATAAAGATAAATGTCCTTCGGGTGAAATGTTATATAATATTCATTTTCTAGACAATCCTGAAAATAAAATGAAATTACTTTCGACACCCCGTATGCAAAGAGCAATTAAAAGATATTATGAGACATTTATTGTGCCCCCTGCGGGAGCCATGCCACCGCCTCCCGCGTGGGAGGATCTAAGTCCTAATAGCCCACCCTCCACGTGGGAGGATTTGGGTCTTAATGGCTCTCCCTCCGGATCAGGAGCTGCTAGCGGTGGTCGGCGTCGCAAGACACGTAGAGGTGGCAAAGGTCGCAAAGCACGTAAGGCCCGTAAGTCTCGTAAGAACTAATGTTTGCGTGTTGCGTAACGGCGGCGTTTACCACCACTAGCAGATCCTACAACAGAAGGTGTAGACACAGGAGGTAGTATCTTTTGCATGGGAACTGTATCATTCTGTTCATTTAAGTCTCCTGCTTCCTCATATCCCATTTTTTTATGAAATGCGATGACTTCAGGATGATTTACTGAGTCAAGAAGAATCGTAGTTGGTTCGTTTGTTTTAAAGAGTCCGGCCATTTGATATACCTTTGTTCTTATAATGAGTTCATCTTCAAATAGCTCATTCAAACGTCTACCACTGCCTTTTGTCGCACATATAAAATAACGTTGGACTTTATGTGGGAGTCGAGGATAATTATCATAGAGCATAAACCCCTCGATTGTAGCATCGTTCATTAAGATCCCTAGATATGTAAATTTCTTCATTATTATATTACCAATTGACTCTGGCTCATTTCTAAATGCTCTATAAAAAATAGCATTTGTATATTGATCTGAAAGGCGTTTACACAGCCTATGTAAATGCCCCATCATTTCATTTCTTTTTTCTTCCGACCATGACTGTATTTCATCAATGTCGAGTTCCTTGTAGGTATACACCATCTACTAGTATCTCAATAAAATCTATTCCTCAAACACTTCAGTCTTCTCCTCCTCCAGACGCTTAATAAGGCGAGCCGTTGCCTTCTCCCACGTATACGACGTCACAGTCTCCTTCGCTTTCTTCGCAAAAGAGGCACGCTTATCTGAATCGAGAAGAAGCTCCTCAATTCCGAGGCAAATATCGTGCGGGTCGCATGCCTGGGCCTCGCCTCCAACAGGAGAATAGACAGTCGGCAAGTAATAGCGAGTCTTGGGCTTCACTAAAATAGTATTGTCCGCATTACAGAACTCCTTGAAGCCGCCGATATCGGGAACGACCTGCGGCACACCAACACCCATCTGCTCGAACTGGCAGAGGCCGAACCCCTCACCATCGGCAGTTGAGATACCCACATCCGCCACATTGTAAAACATATTGATATCCTCATCCTTGAAGATCATATCCTGGGACGAGACCATCAGACGATTCGCAAACATCTCGGTCGAGACATTCCGCAGCTTCAGCTCTCTCTGAAAGATTTCAAAGATCCACCAGCCACCCTTCTCGCCCTTGTCACACACACACATGAGAAAGATCGGCTTCGTAGGATACTTACAGATGAGCTCGACGAAGGCCATGATGAGAAGATCATACCGCTTTCGCGGCTGGTTGCGATTTAGATTCAAGAGAACGAACGCCTCATTCGGAATACCGAGCTGCTTTCGCACAACTTCCTTCGGGATCGTAAAGAACTGCTTCGGATCAAATCCATGAAGCATGATATCCATAGGACGCGTGACACCCTGATCCTTCAGGCACTTCTTCCAAAAAGGCGTAAATGCAAACACCATATCCGCATCACGATTTAGGATATCCAAGTAGGCCTGGAGCTGGCAATTGTAGACCTGGTCGCAATAGACCCAGATCTTGAATATGCGAGGAATACCCGACTTCCGAATCTCCTCGAGAAACTTCGTCACGATTGACATATCATTATAGATCATAACAACGTGGGGCTGCTTCTTACGAATGAGTTCGGGGAGGGCATTGAAGCCAAATCCCTGCTGCTTTTCCTTCTCTAGAGACGCGGCGTCGATGACGTCGACGGTAGGAGGGTAGGGACGGTAACCAGCAGGACAGTTAGGAAACTTCTGGAACCCAAAATGAACAAGATCAATCCAGGGAAGCTTGGAGAGAATCTGGAGTGTATGGTGAGAGACCTTGCTATATCCAGTAAACTGGTGGCAGTGAGTCGAGACCATCATAAACTTCAGTTTCTTTGAGGGTTTAGAGACAGTAGTAGGAGTTGCTACAGGAGCGGCAGCAGCAGGAGCGGTCGCAGTCACAGCAGCAGAAGCAGAACTAGAGCCTGCGATAATGGCCTCCAGGCTTTTTAGGTATGACGGAAGTTCAGAGCCCATTCTATATTTTTTTAAAGCAGGAAGGCTTTAGACATTTCACAGAGTCTAAAAAATCGTCAAGGAAGCTATCTATGCAGGATCAAAAGCGCCGTCATTCATCCATCAGTCATTTCTTTAAACAAATTCCTGTTGGCCTGAAATCAAAGCGTAAGGATAGAATCCCCATCGCCTTGAGAGAAGCCGTCTGGATTCATCATCAAGGTCGCAGCTTCGAAGGCAAATGCCTTACAACCTGGTGTCCTAATATCATTACTGTTTTTGATTTCCAATGCGGTCATGATATTCCAGAGTCAAAGGGTGGCCCTACAACTATCGAAAATTTATATCCTCTCTGTTCTCGCTGTAATCTATCAATGGGAGCACGCTACACCTATAAAGAATGGTGTGCCATATCACAACCTGCTCCTACAGAACCTGTAAAGAGAACCTGTTGGTCTTTTTTCTCACTAAAGCCCAAGCGTCCTCTTGACACCCCCAGACAACCGAGCCTTCCAGGAAAGCCAGCGAACAAGTAGAGATCCTCTATAGTTTTCTAGAACTTCCTTCTCCTTCATAAAATGGGTAAGTAACATGGAGGCCTCCTGCCAGTTCGAAACTGACAAGAGTCCTATTTCTTCCTGAAGCCAATTCGCATACGCGTCATTCGCACCCTGCTTTACATAGATAGGAACACATCCGCATTCTAGAGCCTCATACACTCTGAACGTTTCAGGGTTCAACCCAGGAGGGCACGGAACAAAGACACTATCCAAAAGAACTGTAATATATTCCTTTCTCTCAACCTTATTCGTCGAATCCCAGGAATCCACAAGATGACACGCATAAGGTTGATTGTTACCCAATGGAGCAAGCAAACCACGACGATCCTTCCAATCCGTTCCAAAGAAACTCCATTGTCTTTCTCTGAACGGTAGACGTGGTGTCTTATTCAGAGGATCCTCAGATCCTCCCTCCATCGTCCAATGATATCCAAGAGGAATCAGAAATGTCTTTGACTTCACGGATGATGGAATATCCTCTCTAGTATACATACGAACAATTCCTAGACATGACGCGAGTTCATAGAATTCAATAGAATCCGAGGCATATTCATCACTCAAGTGGAGAACATAGAATTTCTTACCCTGCTGGTCCCACCGTCTAAAAATAGACGAATAGAGACCAATCCATGGCCTTTGAACGATCACAATCGGTTCACCCGAGAGTGTATCTTCTTCAGTAAATGTCTCGACAACAAATGGCTGTTCCTTGCCCATAAGTTCCTCAAGCCATCCACGCTCATACGCAGTTACAGAATTAAACTTGTGCTTGTCCAATGCAAAGATCTGCCGTTTTGCCTTTACAGGAACAGGTCCATTAAAATCAGGAAGTCCTACCCACGTCGACAACTTTCCATCCACGAGCCGCCAGAGTTCCGTGTCGACGGGCTTGGACCGCCAGGCCACCAGGAGTTCCTTTACTTTCTCAATAGGAGGATCCATCGCAGGTAGGGCGGAACGACACAGAAACTCACTGTAGAAACGGAGTGTCTTTGTGTCATCTTCGGATTGAAATGACATCGATGATGAGTCAGACACCCATTTCTTTACATATTGAAAGGCATCCTGTTGATGATATTTAGAAGACTCCTTGCTTCCAATAACATCTTCCTTTACAAGTCCCTTTACTGAAACAGAAATAGGCTGAGGGTTCTTCACTTCCTCCAATGTCTTTGCGATATCAATACGTTCGTTGTTCATGACTGCCTCGATTTCAGCCGACGTAAACCGATCATCATTATTCCACAGATCACTATCAAACTCATCTACACGTGTAAAGTCATTAAACGAGCTATCCCTGTATTTCGGATCATCGTCCTGGTAGCAGCCAGCGACCAATGGATCCAGGAAATAGAGATTCATCTCATCAACGGGATTACAGATCATATGATCCGCACTTGTCCAATATCCATTTGAGTCCATGAGTCTCTGTAGAATCTTCTGGGCTCCCGCCCTCGACAAGACATAGGCATAGGCACACCAGTGGAAATATCGTGTTGGTGTCTTCTGGCCGAAAAACTGGTTCGGGGCAACTCTGGAAAAATAGGGATTGACTTTCTCCTTCACCTGTTCAAATCCTACCCTATTCGGAGGCAAAATACCTCCTAGATAGACAACATCATAGTCTTCAGGCAAATATCCCTTTGCCTCGTTCCATCGGGCCATCCACTCAGGACTCAACTTCGCGTCATCCTCCAAAATGAGATAGTTCTGAATCTCGGGCCTCTCCGTAAAGAGCTGCCACCACAATGTAAGATGACTTAGAGCACATCCCATAATTGCCTTCTTCCAGAAGAAATCGTGGGGGGCAAAGAGACGGGCCAATCTAGGCGTGAGCTTCAGTTCACGTCCATTGACCGCAGAGAGTCTCTGAACTTTATCTTTGAATTCAGGATTGCTTGTAAAGAGCTTCTCCATCCGATCAGCCCGTCTATCAAGATTAATTACATAGGCATCATCAATTCCCTCAGTAAAGGGCTTGTGAAGAGTAAACGCACCCCTGTGAACATAGAGTGCCTTGCCGCTCAGAAACGTCTTTCTCAAACTGTAATCACAATAGATCTCATCCATAGGAAACCGCTTTATTGAAAGACGAGACGACAATACACTCAGAATACTCTGGTCATGACGATGACCAAACGGCTTTCCATTGCGAACACCAGACCACTTCGGACCAACAATGACGTCTCTCTTTTTGGCCCATTCATAGGCATCTCTAAAGAGTTTCGTCGCGATAGAAGATCCTCCAATAAAGCTCATACATCCAGCCCAGAGCTGTTGTTCCTGTTTCTCCTTCTCAGTCACTGAAAGTGCTCGGCAGAAAACATCGTGACACCATTCACGATTTTGTTGTCTAGGATCCTCGAGCAATACAATACCATGAGTTTCAACTTCTTTGAGCCACACCTTGGGCCAGCGGCAGAGGAAGACGCCAGCATCCATGTAGAGAATAGTGCGGCCCATATACTCGGACTTTGCGGCAACGGAATTCAAAATCCAGAGTTTCCAGGCAAAATGCTCGGATGCCCAGAAATCAGGAAAGTCTGCCACAGGAGTTTCGGTCGGAAGACGCTGGAATTTCACAAACTCGAATGTCTCTTTCAGAGCCACGATCGCCGTTTCAGGAATATCTGCGCCCAGCCAGACAATTGCGTCTAGACCAGGAACCGCGGCGAGTTGGGCACCAAGGCCCGATAATAGCTGATGAAGACTAGGCAAGAAACGTGCGGTCGCCATCGTGACAATGAGAGGCGGCCCAGACACTAACTTCTTTACAGTTGTCTCTGTTGACCCCAGAAACCGAGGAATCGAGTTCTGTGTAAGATTACGCTCAGGAAGTGCGACCTTTAGCATCATCAGAGAAATCTGCGAAAAGGTGCGACGAACAATATCACGCTTATATTCATCAACAGGAGGAATGGCCCTCATTGCCTCATAGAGTTCGGGGCTTTCATCAATCCGACGAACAGCCTCAATGAGTTCTTCAGGAGTTGTAAATCTCCGTGCGTCAATAAAGCCCTTCGTGTCGAAATCACGCTCGACCTTCGGGTCACCCCAATAAATCGGAATACATCCCGCGGCCTTTGCGTGAAGAAGTTTCTCTGTTGTATATCCCTGTGAGGACGCATTCTCATAGGCCAAGCAGAACTTATATTTCTTGAGGAAGTTGTGCTTCTTCAGCTCACCACCTCCACCACCGAGACCCGCAAAGATTTCATCGCCGATAGTATTGAAGAGACGACCCGCCGAATCGACCTTCTTATATTGATTGAGCCAATGAAATGCGTTATTGCGAACAGGATTACACGGATTTGTCACAACAAACGCACAAAAACGATTACGATCCTCTGATGAGGCAGAACTCATCGGTTTCAGACAGATATCCAAGGGCAGAGGTTTCGGGTTCTGGATCTTCTCGACATCGCATCCAAACCAGTCGATTTCTAGCATCCACAAAGGAAGGCGAATATAGCGTTCATCCACAAAGTCTGCGTGAGGAAAGCCCATATTTAAGAAAATGCTAGGAAGATTAATGGGCATTGTGTTCTCTCCTGTGAAATGGACTTTGGGCAGAGAGACAAACCTGTCCTGTTTCCAATCAGAGCCAAAGGGGCCAAAAAAGAGGAAACTGGGAGTCTTTGTCGACGAAAACGGGAACGTATCGAGTGAATATCCTTCAATTGAAGGAGGATTCGGCAAGTGAGTCGCCGCCTCCTCCAACATGAGCGTAAACATATTGTAGGCGGGATTGAAACCATCCCACATATCAGTAAAGAGAATACGAACCGAATTGTTTTCCTTTGGTTCTACAGAAACAGGAGCAGGAGTAGGGGCAGCTACAGGAACAGGCACTGATGGGGTCACAGGAACAGGAGAAACCAGCAAAATATCCAGTGCCTTCTTCCACCCTCCCTGAACTCTCGATGAAATAGGACTATACATATCCAAGATTTTCTGTTGTATTCCAACATAAGATGCCTGTGAGAACATTCCCTTCGCAGAAATAAGATCATTCTGAAGATTCATTAATGCCTTCACAGATCCAGTAATACTATTATCCTCATAATAATATCCATCATACCCGCTACCTAGACATAGATCCCTTAAAAGAGGCGAATTGTGAACAAGCGGAATTCCCAACCACATGGCATCGAAAAGATACGGTCTTATCTTTCTAAACCGCATATGAGATAAGATACAGCCCATCGGATCCATTACCCAATCTGCGATTCGCTGCCTTCCTACAAAATCTCCACTCAAATCCTCCGCAGTTATGTGGGCCAGAACATTCTGCTTAAAAAAGGCAGAGTTCTCGATTTGTTGTATATTATGGAGCTTATACCGACTAAAAACAAACTGCTTCTGTCTCTTCGCCTCATAGAGGGCAACGAGAGGAATTGTACAGCTGCTCGTGGCTGTATTATTCGTCTCACAGATATGAACAGACCAGGGTAGTGCCTTCTGTGCTACTTGCGTCTGCTGGATTGTTGTCTGTATCCACGATGGGTGATTTGATTCCTTATGGTAGATTTCAACAATAGACGGAGTCCATACAAAGGGAACAGCATAGACAGGAACACGCGTAAGTGTTTCTAGATACTGAAATTCATCTGCGGTCACTTCCTCTTCTATACACCACACTGCCGAGATTCCCTCTAGATCTCTCCTTGTCATGCTCACAGGGAAAATCGTATTTTCAATATCGGCCAGCAAGATAGGCTTTCTCACAAGCCAGACACAGTGCTTGGCAATTCTCTTTCGAATCTCAGCCGATCCGAGTGTTTGTGCGACCTCCAACACCAAATCAAAACT